CTTCTTACCTCTAATGCAGGAGACGCTTTCAGCGTTGTACTCAACGACTTACGAGAAAGAGCTATCGACTACCCACCAAAGTCTTTTGGATTCTATGAATACTCAGCCCCTCAATACTGCAAGATAACAGATCGAAATGCATGGGCTTTGGCTAACCCCTCTTTGGGATACACCATCACAGAAGAGGCGATTGAAGAGGCGATTGCTACTTCACCGATTGAAAACACGCGCACAGAGACTCTTTGTCAATGGATCGACTCCCTAAGTAGCCCTTGGCCTCATGGCGTACTAGAAGAGACAAGCGATAGCGAGTTAGAGATGTCGGTTGGGGCTTATACAATCTTTGGCTTTGATGTCTCACCTTCAAGGCGTAACGGCTCTTTAGTTGCCGGACAATTGCTCCCAGATGGCAAGATCGGCATCGGTATCTTAGAGACTTACAGCTCACAGGTTGCTATCGATGAGTTAAAAATGGCAGCTTCTATCAAGGCATGGTGTGACATCTATAAGCCGCGCCTAGTTTGCTTTGACAAGTACGCGACTCAGACGATTGCAGATCGGCTCTCTAATGCTGGGATAGTTACAGAGGATGTATCAGGCCAGCAGTTCTACAAGGCTTGTGGAGACCTCTTAGAGGGCTTAGTGAACCACCGAGTCGTTCACAATGGTCAGGCAGAGTTTATTCAGCAAATGAATAACTGCGCAGCTAAGGTCAATGACTCAGCATGGCGTATTATTAAGCGCAAGTCAGCAGGTGACATCTCAGCCCCTATTGGTATTGCCATGGCAGTATCAAAGCTCATGATCCCTCAGCCTAAGCCTCAGATATATACTTAGACACACCCTCGGCGTGTTGTCTAATTACTTGACAAATGATAGACTTTATGACTATGGGTCTATTTCGCAAAACTGATGCAACCACTAATGACACTTCATTAAAAGCGCAATACGCCCCACAAATTTTGGGTGATCAATTCTACCCAACCAATAACTACTACTTCACTCCAGCTCTATCTCGTTTAGATGCGATGTCTGTTCCATCAATTAAGCGATGCAGAGATTTAATTGCTGGCACTATTGCTAGTATCCACCTGGACTATTACAAGAAGTCTACAGGTGAAAAGATAGCCTCACCTCGTTGGATTGAACAGCCTACAATCAACCAGCCACGCTTTGTTACTATCTTGTGGACTGTTGATAGTTTATTGATGTACGGAAGTGCTTACTGGCAGATCAAAGAAGTCTATGCTGAAGATGGTCGCATGGCTCGCGCTGAGTGGATCGCTAACACTCGCGTTTCATTTGATACAGACTTTCCCTCAAATATAATCACTCAATATTATGTCGATGGTATTGCTATACCTATGACTGGCATTGGATCACTTATTACATTCCAGAAAGATGAAGGTATCCTTACCACATCTGCCCAGACTATTAAGTCTGCTATTGATATTCATAGAGCTGCTGCTATTGCTGCACAGACTCCAATGCCTAGCGGATACATCCGCAATAATGGAGCAGACCTAGACCCTAAAGAGGTTTCAGGATTACTAGCAGCATGGAAAAATGCTCGCTTAAATCGTGCTACTGCATATTTGACATCTACTCTTGAGTATCAGCCAACATCATTTTCACCTAAAGAGATGATGTACAACGAGGCTATCCAAAATCTATCTACAGAGATCGCTCGCTTGTGTGGAGTGCCACCTTATTACCTTTCAGCTGATCAAAATAACACAATGACATACGCAAATGTGCAAGATGAGCGTAGACAGTTCATCTGGATGATCCAGCCTTACATTAGTGCGATTGAGTCAAGGCTTAGCATGAATGATGTGTCCACCGATGGACATTATGTCAAGTTTGCAGTCGATGAGACATTCCTACGCACTAACCCAATGGATCGTTTATTAGTACTTGAAAAGATGTTAGCACTTGACCTAATTACCGTAGAGCAAGCGCGTGAAATGGAAGATCTATCTCCTAACGGAAGCGAAACAGAATAATGGAAACTCTATACATTGAGGCCTCATCAATCGAGTGCTCAGAAGAGCGCAGAGAAATCTCTGGCAAGATCGTGCCAATGGGAACAGGTGAAGTGGGTAACACTAACCTAGGCGCGTATGTCTTTGAGGCTGGGTCTATCGAGATCGCAGATCCAACAAAGATCAAGCTACTATCACAGCATGACATGAAGAAGCCTGTTGGTCGTATGACTGCCGCTGAAGTTCGTGAAGATGGCATTTACGCAACATTTAAATTATCTCGTTCACAGGCTGGATCAGATGCTCTTATTATGGCAAGCGAGGGTCTTGTATCTGGTCTTTCAATCGGTGCAGAGATCAAAGCATCAAAGCCTTCACGCGATGGACACACAGTCGTTACAGCGGCAACACTAAAAGAAGTTTCTCTAGTAACTGAGCCAGCATTTAAGTCTGCTCAGGTATTAGAGATAGCAGCAGAGGAAGTTACCCCTGCTGAACCAACCGAAACTACAGAAAGCGAGACAGCCACCGTGGAAGATACCACTCCAGCAGTCGAAGCAACACCAGTTGAAGCGGCAGCCGTAGAAGCTGCTCGCCCAACAGTTACAGCAGCATATTACACAAAGCCACGCATTGATCTATCAAACGAGGCTTTCCTAGAAAACACAATTCGCGCACAGTTTGGTGATGACAATGCTCGTCAGTACCTTGCTGCTGCTTCAGATACAACAACAACAGATGTAGCAGGTCTTGTGCCTACTCGTCAGCTCACAGAGATTATCAATGGCAAGACAACAGCAACACGCGCAGCGATTGATGCAATCTCAACAGGCACACTCCCAGATGCAGGAATGAAGTTCCAAATCCCACGCGTAAAGACTGCTCCAACAGTTGATGAAGTTGGAGAAGGCGCAGCATTTGATGATACTCAGGTTGAGATCGAGTACCTAGATGTAGATGTTAAGAAGTTTGCAGGAATGCAACTATTTGATGTTGAGGTCTTGGATCGTACATCTCCTGCGTTCTTCTCAGAGCTACAGAAGCTCATGGCAGATGCTTATGCTAAAGCAACAGATAACTACGCACTTGTAGAATTAGCAACTTATGGCACACTTGATTCAACTGCAACAGCAGTACCATTTGACGGAGATGACCTATCTGGATTTATTTCTCGCGGTGCTGAGTCTATCTACGCCAATACATTTAAGTTTGCAACAGGTGTAATTGTTTCACCTACACAATGGGCAAACTTGATCGCGCTTAACGACACAACAAAGCGTCCAATCCTTACAGCAGCCTCACCAATGAACGCTGGCGGAGCAGTAGGAGCAGCTTCACTTCGTGGAGTATTGCTAGGACTTGACCTCTATGTTGATTACAACCTAAGTGGTGCAACAGATAACTCAATGCTTATCGTAAACCGCGACTCATACACATGGTACGAGTCACCACGCCTACAGCTACGCGCTGACAAGGTTGGTACAGGTAAGGTTGAAGTTGGATACTACGGCTATGGCGCAGTAGCAACAAAGCTAGATGCTGGTTGCTTCCGCTTCAAGGCATAAGTAAAACCCTAAGTCGCTCTCAGGGGTAGTAGCCCTCTACCCCTGAGAGTCTTTAGAAAGGAAAAGGAATGGCACTCACAACAGTCTCAGAGCTCCGTGCAACCCTCGGAGTCGGTACGCTGTATCCAGATGCCACCTTGCAGGAAGTGTGTGACGCTACAGATGCAGTCCTACTTCCAATGTTATGGCAAAATGAAAACTATAATTCTCGCCAAAGCCTTTCAAACAATGTAGCAACACTTTACTTTGACACAAACATTTTTGAGCGTTTTTATGTAGGGCAGTCTGTAGTAATCACAGGCAACGGATCACCTTATAATGGCACTAAGACCATTACTTCTATGACTAATCATTCAATTTCATACGCTGCAAATGGTACAGATCAAACCATTCACTTTATTCAACCTTTAGGTACTGTTGCAGGTACAGCAACAAACTACTCAACAGACACAGCAGTACAAAACGCAGCTTTGATGATATCTGTAGAAATTTGGCAAGCGCGAACAGCCACCCTTTCGGGCTCTAACGCTGTCGATTTCCAGCCAAGCCCTTACCGAATGAGCGCACAGCTCCTCGCTAAGGTGCGAGGATTGATCGCACACGCGCTAAGCCCTAACTCGATGGTGGGATAATGCCTGTTGCCATCACCACTCTTAGAACCACTTTAGCGACTGCCCTAGTCGATAACGCTAAGTGGCAGACCTTCGCTTTCCCACCTGCAACCGTATTGGCTAACTCTGTGATCGTGTCTCCAGATGATCCTTATTTAACACCTAGCAATAACCAGCACATCACGATTAGCCCAATGGCTAACTTTAAGATCATTATGACTGTGCCATTGTTTGACAATGAGGGAAACCTTAACGGCATTGAAGATACTGTTTGTAGCGTGTTTGCAAAGCTCGCAGCATCATCTTTGACCTATAATGTAAGCGCAATAAGCGCACCTAGTATTCTCAACGCTGCTTCGGGTGACCTACTCAGCTGTGAGATGTCCGTATCAATCCTTACGAGTTGGAGTTAATATGACCGAGTGGGAATTAGAGAATGAAGCCTTCCTGAAGAAGATCGGGCAGGTTAGCACACCAACACCAAAGCCAGTAACCAAGAAAGAAGAGGAATAATCTCATGGCTGTATTTCTAAATAACAATGTGGGCGTGAAGATTAACTCTGTTGATCTTTCAGACCATGTTACAGCAGTAACAATCAACCGCGTATTTGATGAGCTAGAAGTAACTGCTATGGGAGATAACTCTCATAAGTTTGTTAAGGGTCTTGAGGCATCAACTGTCACAATCGACTTCCTTAATGACACAGCCTCAGCAAATGTATTGGCAACACTACAAGCTGCATGGGGTACAACTGTTACAGCTATATTCATTCAAACAAAGGGAACAGCAGTATCAGCTACAAACCCTACTTACACAGTTTCATTACTAGTCAATAACACAACAGACATCAATGGTGCTGTTGGCGATATTGGCGCACAATCAATTACATTTACTGCTAACTCAACAGTTGCAGTCTCAACATCAGCACCATTCTAAACAACTAACAAAGGGGCAAACCATGGCAAGACTAAAGATAGTTCGTACAGATGGAAGCGTATTAGAAGGCGAGATCACCCCAGCGGTCGAATACTCGTTTGAGCAATACGCGAAAAAGGGCTTCCATAAGGCGTTTCGCGATGAAGAAAAGCAGAGCGATGTCTATTGGTTAGCATGGGAAGTAACACGCAGGTCAGGTGAAACTGTTAAGCCTTTCGGGATTGACTTCATTGAGACACTTAAGAGTGTAACTGTTGAGGATTCAGACCCTTTAGCTTAAAGCGCGATCTTCCGTTCACCTACCTAATTGCTAGGCTAAGCATTAGGTTAGGGATCGCGCCACAGCAGTTATTAGATTTAGATAAGAATATGCTCGATGCACTTGTGCAAGGGCTCAAGGATGAAGCGAAAGAGGTGAGCGATGCCAGCAAGCGTAAAGGGCGCGGTCGCTCTTAGGAAGTCGCTACGCCAGTTTAGCCCTGACCTTGCTAAGGCTTTACCTAAAGAAGTTGCAGCAGCCTTAAAACCCAT